ACTTGCTGCGAATTTGCGGGCCTTCTTTATTGCCTCTTTTTCATCCTCTGCTATTACGCTAGTATATCCATACTTCTTGCCCGGGAATGTGATGCCGTAACTATTCCCTGTCTGCCATTCCTTCTCAGTTTCGTATTTTGATGAAAGACTATTATAGTCTGCCTGCTCATATCCCTTGCTTTCAAGCAAATCAATTAAACCTGTGGGACTGCAGCCCATTGCATCGAGTTTATTTAATAAGGTAATAAACTTAGAAATAACTTGTGTTCCTTCTATTCTCTGAGCTTCGGTATGTAGTCTCATAGCATACCATTCGCTATTGTATAACTCGATGCTTTTTTGGTCTGCCTGCCAGGTAAAGTATATATTGGTATCTCTCAAGTAGTAATCTTCTTCGGGCAGGATAATTTTAAGTTCTGCCTTGTAATACTTATTACTAGAATCGTAACTATTAGATTCTTCCCAGGTATTGACAACATACATTTTTTTACTCATGTGTATCCCCTCGCTTTCGTTTATTAATTATAGAATAGCAGGTATCTATATACCTGTCAAGTATTTTAGGTATTATTTTTAAAAAAGCGATAAGCCCATAACGATGCAGGTTACAGGCTTATTAATAGAAAACTGTTTAATTTTTTTCGGAATTATTTCTTTAAATTTTTTTCGAGTCGGATCACTTCTTTTTCTATGGCTGCTGTAATTAGGCTGGACATGCTATAGTTGGCTCCGGGGTTCGCCTGGTTTAATTCGTCCGCTATCTTTTTCAAGCGGGTTTTAAGTTCTCCGGGGATCCTTATATATATCGCTTCCAGGTGGCCGGCTGGCTGGTTTGGCATAGTATCGCCTCCTATCTATCTATAGTATATAGGTATCAATATACCCTTGTCAAAGTGCAATATTATAAAAAGTATGCATTTTGGGGCTGATTTAACCCCCATTTTGGGGCTGTTTGGGGCTTACGTAAAAATGGTACGATTATTGTAGCATCATTATAGAGAGATATTTCCGGCAGGTGGCCGGGTTTTTTATGTCTTAATTTAATTATTGGAGGTGGATAAAATGACAGCAGGTAGACCGCGTAAATATACGCCGGATTCGCTATTAGTAAAATGGAATAAATACATGCAGTTATGTATTGATACTGAAAAATTTCCTACACAAGAAGGATTCACTATATATGCCGGAATCAATCCCGATACCTTTTATAATTACTTATCACAAGACGAATATTCCGATACTAAAAAAAGAATCGATGCTATTTTGCTCGATAAAACCATACAGGACGCCATGAAAGCAAAAAATCCAGCTTTTTTAATATTCTATATGAAGAATAAGTTCGGCTGGAAGGATAAGCAAGAAATCGATACCAATATAAGTGGTGATATCCAGGTAACATTTATATCACCTGACCTTGATGATTACTCCAAATAGTCCACCAATGCCGGACTTTGACCGGATTCTGACCGATCACTATAGAATAAAGGTAAATCAGCCTTAAATAGTACCTATTATCTGTATTAACGGTATTATCGTATCATTCCGGCCAATTCTGCCAGGTCGAAGTGTTCCGGCAGGCTATAAATGATATTCCTGCCCTGCTCAAAAAAAGAGTGGGGATATAGCTTGTATCAGATACCAGGGGGATAGGTGCCAGATCAGACCCCCCGGTATGAGGTTCCGGGGCCTTTATATCCCGTATAAAGTGAATACTCCCTCTCCCTCAAAATTATCAATCTACAACAAACATCAACCCATTGGAAGTAATTAACAGTTTATAGACCCCCCGGGGTACATTCCTAGCGAAGAAAAGGTACTACATAGGTGGGGAGTATTTTTTTAAAAAATTTAATTGTAATTACAAGCGCGTAATCCTACGTACTACGTACCCCCTTCTGGAATTACGCGTTTTTGTTTTTGAAACAGGTTCTATGGTGCATTTTATAGGGATTTATGCTTTTGAAAAGGTGGAGAAGAAAAAGTTTTATATAAAACCATCTTGGTCGCCGTAATATTGGGAGGTGAAAGCAGTTTGTGAAAAAGTCAAACATGAAAAAGATACGAAAAGATACTACAGTTACCAAAACAAGGGTAGACACAGGGGAAGTTGTGGATCAGTACAGCCAAACAAGTTACTTTCCGGCGCGTTTTGACGAAGAGAAGGGGTATTTGTGGAAGCCTCAAAAAGGCAGTTCCCGAATGTTTCACGAGGTTCCTTTTCCGGAAGGCATGTCAATGATTGATCGTGGCAGGATGGTAACACTTGCGAAACATATTTGGAGCAAGACAAATATATTGGGCTATCGAGGGCATGGCGGGTTTAGACCTTACTCTGTAAAGCAGATTGGAGACTTAATTAATTTAACAGAGGAACAAGCAGAGAGGTTCTTAAAGCGGATGCAAAAGATTGAAATGGTTAAGCCAGTGAGTGTTCCTTTTGGGGAACGAAACGAGATACAGTATTATGTTAACCCACTTTATTTCTTTTCAGGTAGTAGGTTGTCATTAAATTTATATGCTCTTTTTTATGTAGAGCTTGAAAGGCACTTACCGGGTTGGGTGAAAGAAGAATTTGCGAAAGCAAAACCAGAGGCGACAACAACAAACTGAATACGAAGGGAGCTGACTTAGAAATGTCGGTTAGAATCACGAAGTATGAGCAGGCTTTTGATTTGATTTGTAGGGCATACAACGATGAAGCGCGCCAGATTATTAAGCAATTAGAGAACGAGGGCCATACAGAGAAAAGTATTTGCTATTCCGTATGGCGTGGGCAAGACAACCTTTTCAAAAACAAACACGATAAGCGATTTTGGGGCATATTTATCAACACCGTCCGCAAGTGGTCTTGGCCTAAAGGTGATCCACGTTGGGATGAATATTGGAAGCGAAAAAAGGAAGAAAAAAAAGCTAAACAAATCAAGGATGAAATGGAAAAAGCCATAAGCGAAAGTACCTATAGGAAGAGGAAATACCAGATGCGTTATCCTGGCTATATATATTTTGTGCAGGGTGAGTGTGGCGGGCCTATCAAGATAGGTTATTCAACAGACATTGAGAAACGAATCAAAACGCTGCAGACTGGTTATCCAGATGTATTAGGTATATTATATTTAATTCCCGGAGATATGGCAGATGAAGAAGAACTACATAAAGAGCTTGCTTATTATCGTATGCGTGGCGAATGGTTCAAGCCAGATGAAGAGGTTTTACGAAAAATAGAGTTTTTAAAACAAAATATAGAACCGGCTATTAAGGCAAAGTATGATATAAACTTCAGGCAATCTGACAGGGGGAGTGGCTAATTTACCAATCAATTCACCAATCCCGCATAGTAGCCGCCACATTAGACGAAGCCTTAACCAAGATCAGGGACAAGCACGGTGATGGCAGTCTCAGTATTCGGGAGTGCAACGTACAACCGTTTAGCGGTTTGACCTGGTTCGAGTATTACATTGAGGTGGAAGGATATGACACCTAATGAAATGTTAAAGGCATTATCGGCTATTTGGCTGAGTTATGCCGGGGGTTATATGAACGATGATTATGAAGATGTTTTAAAGCACATAGAGGCGTTGCAGGAGATAATATTCAAATTGGAAGAATAGCTTATTAAATTGGTAGCAGATACCTTCGGGATTTGACTATATAAAGGACGAGTGGGAAAGTACGCATCGTATATAGTTTGAGGGTGGGTAAACTGGTGCGTTTTAGATTACTGGCGAAAGCTGGTTTTGAACTGTGCAGCGTACAGACAAGGAGGGACTAAGTGGAAAATAAAGTTTTTTTCATGTTAGCAGATGGGGTTGTCGGCTGTTCACGAGGAAGTGAGAAAAAACTGAATTATTTGCTCTCAACTGCAAAACGCATGGGGATAACTCCAAGTGTTAGAGAAGTTTTAGTTATTATCAAGAATAATGATGATATGATGATGGATTGCGTAGTTATAGAGACTGTGCCCATTAGCGGGGACTAACAGGAGGGGTTAGATGATACTTCTATGTTGGTTACTAGGAACCGGCTCCATAAAACGAACATAGAATTACCGGGCTGCTCTTGCCGGAGTAACCAAAGGGATGGCTTTCCCTCCTTTATACGTCCCTGCCCGGTAATTTTATCATAAAGGTGGTGATCCATTGGAATTAAAGCAATGTTGTTATTGCAAAGAATGGTTCCCTGCTACAACCGAATATTTTAATACGGATAATAGGTTGTCTAGTGGATTAACTGGACGATGTAAAAAGTGTAAGAAAACAATCGGTGGATTACCTATTGCTAAAGATGGGTACAAAATATGCTCTAAATGCGAACAAGAATTGCCCGCAACAGAAGCATACTTTCATAAACACAGCGGTCATACAGATGGGTACCATTCTGAGTGCAGGAATTGTAGAGGGGTAATTCCACGTGCCACGAAAGAAGGGCATAGAATTTGCTTAACTTGTGGGCGAGAACTTCCGCTAAATTGTTTTAATAAACAAAAACTAGGTTTTAGGGGGTATCGCTCTAGTTGTAAGGAATGTAGGGCAAAGAATCGCCAAGAAAAACTGGTTAGGGCACAGAGGTCTATATCGAATCATAAACGTAGAAGCATGAAAAAACAGGCAATCGCTTGTTTCGGTTTTGATGATTGGCAAAAGTGCTTGGAATATTTTGATCGCAAATGTGCTTATTGCGGTGAAAGCAACGAACTTCTTACTAAAGATCATGTTATTCCCGTTAGCCGGGGTGGAGGCTTCGTTCCGTCAAATATTGTTTGTGCTTGCCAGACTTGCAATATATCAAAGGGCAATCGTGACGTATTTAAGTGGTACAGGAAACAGTCTTTCTATGATTTAAAACGCGAAAAAAGAATCAGGGAATTTATAAATTGCAAAAACGGAGAGCCAATGGAATTGGCATTATTTTAACGAAGGTGTGGTGTTATGTCAACAGCACAAACAAGGGCTAAAAAGAAAGCCAAGAAAGATATTAGCATACAGTGGAGGCCGCAGCCCAGGCAGTTAATTTTCTTGAGGGCGTGCGGGATGTCGCACCCTTTCGAGGGCGGCGGGCCTAAAAAGCCAGTTGCTACATTTATAGGATATGGCGGCGCAGCCGGAGGCGGAAAATCAGATTCTTTATTAGGCGTAGGAATGATAGGAGGGCTTACATATCCAGGAATAAATATTGGCATCTTCAGGCGCAAATACACAGAGCTTGAGGGGCCAGGTGGAATCATAATAAGAAGCCAAGAACTTATGTCTGGGTGGGCCGATTATAACGGCGGGTTAAGAAGATGGACTTTACCAACAGGCGCAATAGTGCAGTTTTGTCATTGCGAAAACGAAAACGACGTTTTTAACTATCAATGTTTTACTCCCAACACAGAAGTATTGACGTTAGACGGCTTTAAGTTTGTAGCTGATGTTGCGATAGGCGAACTGGTTGCAACCATGAATCCTCAAACTAGGGTTATGGAATACAAACCGGCTACTGAACTCTTTAAATACCCGTTTGATGGAGAATTAGTTGTTTCAGATAGTAAACGCAGAGGGGTTTCTTTTGCTGTTACTCCGAACCATACAATGTGGGCTGGAACAGTAAGGAGAAAAAACATACGCCCTTTTAGGGCAGATGAATTGCCAAAAGAACCAGTTTTCCCTACTTATGCAAAATGGAAAGGCATAAAGCCCCCGAAAACCATTACCTTTAACGGCATTGGCAATCATAGTAATACATATACTTTTGAAACAAAAGACTGGTTGAGGTTTTTAGGATGGTATATTTCTGAGGGGTCTCGTCGTAACAGCTTAAAGGGCGGTTATCGAGTTTATCTTTCTCAGCAAAACAAAGCAGGTAAAGACGAAATAAGAAAATTGCTAAATTCTATGGGAGTTCGTTATTTTGAAAGAGAAGCGGAGTTTTGTTTCCCTTCTAAACCTATATGCCAGTATTTGGGGCAATTCGGGGAAAACGCAAATTCTAAGCATTTAACACTGGATCTGAAAGAGTTAGATGTTGAACATTTACAAATTTTACTTGATGCATTGGTATCTGGAGACGGAACATGGTACAAACGTGGCTACCAAGGGCAGTTTGTTTCTTCGTCTAAAAAACTTGCTGATGATGTTATGGAAATTGCAATTAAATGTGGATATAGGGCTAGTGTTACCAAGCAACAAGGCAACGAAGAAAATAGTCCATATGGGACTAAGCCAAGGTATCATGTTTCTTTGTTTAACAAAAAAGGTGATACCCGAACAAGAAGGATTTGGCGGGAAAAATATAAAGGTGATGTATATTGCTTAACGGTTCCACCTCATCACACTGTTCTTATTAGGCATAATGGCAAGGTTATGTGGACGGGGCAATCGCAACAATTCGACATTTTATTACTGGATGAAATGACACAATTTTCCAGAACTCAGGTTAGATACTTACTTACTCGTAATAGGGCTACAAAACCGGGCATAACACCTTTTGCGGCTGGCGCAACGAACCCCGGAGGAATTGGCCATGTTTCTTTTAAAGAAGAATTTGTGGACATAGGCGAACCCGAACAGGTACACGATGTTGAAGTAGAACCGGGGCAATTTGAAACACATATATTCATTCCTGCTAGGCTAGAGGATAACCAGATACTAGAAAAACGTGACCCTGGATATAGAAAAAGACTAGAAGCACAACCGGAGGAATTGCGAAGGGCTTTACTGTATGGTGACTTTGATGTGTTTAGTGGTAGATTTTTCCCCGCCTTCAGGAAAGAAATCCACGTTGTTCCCCCCTTTGACATACCCCCCTGGTGGAAACGGGTAAGGTCATTGGACTATGGGCTTGACATGACAGCCTGTATATGGTGGGCAATAGCGGAAAACGGACAATGTTTCGCATACCGTGAACTGCACGAGCCGAATTTAAACTTGACTCAGGCGGCTAAAAGGATAATCGAAATGACCCCGAAAGACGAACATGTCTCCTATACAACCGCTTCACCTGATCTATGGAGCAGGAGGCAAGAGACAGGAGCAAGCGGCATGGAGATAATGAGCAATGCGGGGCTTAGAGGGCTTATCAAGGCCAATCACAAGCGGATACAAGGCTGGCGGCTAATGCGTGAACACCTGGAGCCTTATGATATTCTCGATGAACACGGCAAAGTTATGTTGGATAACTTCGGCAATCCCAAACGTACAGCACAGATACAGATATTCCCGAATTGCACCAACATGATTAAATACATACCAATGCTGCAGCATGACGAGCACAATGTAGAGGACGCAGCGGATAAACCGCATATTGTCACACATATCAATGAAAGTACGCGCTATTTCTGCATGAGCCGACACCCGGAACATTCGAAGTTAGATAGGCTTATATTACCTGAAGGAATTACACCTGTAGAGAGAGAGAGGATTAAAAACAACCTCGATTTTGAGCAGGTTTATTCCAAGATACAGGGCAGAGGAATATCGTTGGGAAGATGGTAAAGCAACTCCCCCGCACAGGCGGGGTTTTTTAATGCTCATTTTTAAGGTAGGTGATGCGATTTGTCCCTGATAGATAAGATAATGCAACCCGTAAAGGCGGTGAGAAAGAGAATGGCAGAGCGAAAAATCACAAAAGAGGAAGAAGAAAAACAGGCAGACTTTATCGCTAAATGGAAAACTCAATTTGAAAATGACCGGAAAGCCAAAGAAACCATAGACAATGACTTCAACACAAACGAGCAATACTATCAGGGCAAGCGGGAATTTGGCAATCTCAGGGATGCCGGGTATAACCAAAACCGTGAAGTCAGAACGGTCATAAACTTTGTTCGCACTACCATTGAAGCACTCATTGACCTATCCGTACCTCAACCGGACATAGCGGCAGTAGCATTAGACGATGAGCAGGTAGTTAAGTTGATGAACAAATACATCGAATCCGTGTGCCGGGGATCTGATTTGGAAGAAATCAACATGAGAACAGAACGCAGGTCAAAGAAATTCGGAGGCAGTTTTTACAAGGTGCATTGGAACAACACAGTCCGGTATGGCTCATATGTTGGGGATATAGAAATAAGCGACCCTCACCCCAAGCACATTATACCCAACGTGGGAGCATTAGACTGGGACAAAGATTTAGAGCATTACCATCACATTCTTAATAAGACCGAGAAGTATATACTCCGGCGTTGGCCTCATATTACCCGTGATGAATTGGAAGATAAGGCCGTATTATACAAAGAATATGATGAAATAAGCGACGATACCGGAACAGTCAACAATTTAAGCACCGAGACGTACAGCAGTAGCGATTCAGGGCTATCAAGGTACTCCATCATAGAAACCACTTACCGGGATGAAGATGGCGACATATGTAAAATGTGGTGGTCAGGTGAACTACTGCTCGACAAAGTAGAAAAATTCTACTGGCACCGGGATGAAGATGGTAATCCTACTAACTTTGAAATACTCGACCCGGAAACACTGGTAAGGGCCGGTACTGACGAAAACAAAGAGCCAATAGTAAAGACCGCGGCAGAGGCTAACCTTGATTCTGATAACGAAATATACGACGCTCAGGGTAATTTGATAGGAATTAGAGTGGAGTATTACATACCTACCAGATGGGATATTATCTACCAGGTTTATTTGCCAAGAGACTTATCCTGTTGGGGCACATCAATGATTGATGATATAAAAGACCTGTATGAATCAGCATTAAAAGCCGTATACGTCCAGGAAGAATCCTTTTTGCGTGGCCGGAAGAAGATACTCTGCGAAAATGAAGATGATGCCAAGCAGATAACCGACCCTGGCACAGAGGTTATTGTTGTTAGAGGCAATATAAAAGACGTTGACTTAGGCACCAACATAGACGGTATTAACTGGATAGAATACCTGTGGAGCAAAATGCAGTTAATGACAGGGGCCACAAACTCAGTAATGGGCGTACATGACCCTGGCGTTAAGTCAGCCAAGCAAGCGCAGTTATACGTGGCGCAGGCCACCTATAAGACGAACCTATCCAGCACCTACAAGTCAATAGCCTTTAAGAAGCTGTATCGGGTAGTAGCAGACTTTGCCATGGCGTTCTGTGATGATGATAGACCGTTTAGAATCAGCGGTGACAACAACGAATCACAGTATGGAATATTCTCCAGATTGGGATTGCTCCGAGACGATAACGGTAATTTAGTCTATCCGAGCCTTGATATTAACGTATCTGCTCAAGCAGGCTTTATGCAGAACAAGAGCGAGATAATTGGGAACATTGTTCAGTTGGCAAGTCAAAAAGCCTTTGAGCCGACCCCGGGTAATGTTGCTTATCTCAAATTACTGCAGAAAATCGGTATGCCGTATCTGGAAGGGATAATCAGGGACTTGGAGGCTGAAGTCAAAAAACAGCAGGCTATGGCAGAAGAACAGATGAAACAGAAGGAATCGCAGTTAAAGAACCAACCACCACCGCAAGGCCAAGGCGGGGGCAATGTTGATGCTAATGCTATGGTGGCTCAGATGCCCGAGGAATTAAGGCAGGAGTTTGTTAAGTTGCCACCGGAGATACAACAGCAAATGTTGGCTAAAGTAGCACAAGGAGGTATGGGGTAATGGCAAAAGGTAAGCCAGTAAAACCAACAACCAGCAAATCCACAAGCAAAACGAAGAAAATGCCTGGAAAATCAGATGTAGCTAGGGCAAAAGTACCGGTGTACAAACCTACTATTTATCTTGATGATGGACAGATACCCAAGGATATTCAGGGTGCAAAGGTAGGCTCAACAGTTAATTTCATGGTTAGTGGAAAAGTTGTCAGCAAAACTGAGCGATCTGATACAAGTGGCACTAACAATAGCGTGTCTATCGAAGTGAACAAGATTCAGCCAAATAAGAAAGGCGGGAAAACCCATTAAACAGCATATAACAGTTGAGCAGTTGAATGAGCTTACGGATGAGCAGAAGGAGAAACTCAGGGAATGGTGGGTGCCGGTGGTTGGTGATGTAATTATATTACAAAACCCCTTGACCGACACCATAGATATACGAGCAATTTGCCAAAAAGAAACGGTTCATATTGACGAGCAAGGTGTGCCGATAGAAGTCTATTTTGTCGGCAGGGTGTGGATGACTATTGATGAATTGAAGGTTAGATTCCTTCCCCTGCTCTCCATTGGACGGTGTATTGAGTTGTTGCAACATAAAGACCAAATTGCAAAAGTAGATTACATTGGCGGCACTATTCTTGATGATGAAGATGTGATTGACACCCTCTGGCAAGCCGTAAAGGAGGTGCTATAGCTTGATATTCACAACCCAAGCAGAAGCCGAAAGCGCACTCGCTGAGTGGCAAGAGATTCTATTGTTACGAGATTGGGATATTAAGATTGATATTTGTAGGACAAGAGACATGACCTTTGATGGCGCAGCCGAGGTACATTACAAGAAGGGAAAGAAGTTGGCTATCATACACATATTAGACCCATTGGATTATGAAAACAAGTATTGGGAGCAAGACCATGAAACAAGCCTAGTGCATGAGTTGTTGCACCTTCATACTTGTTTGTTTGTGTCCGATGAAGATGTTCACGAGGAACGGGCAGTTGACGCAATCTCAAGGGCTTTAGTCAGGCTAAAAAGGGGGTTCTGACAATTTGGACAAAGTAACCTGCCTCGCTCGGTTGGGCAACCGAATGAGTGAGGAAGAAATACAAGTTATTGAAGCACTCCGTAAAGTGAAAACACATAAATGGGGTGCTTTAAATATTGTGGTTAGAAAAGGTGAGGTTATGATGATTTCACCGACATATGATACCAGGTTAAAATAACAAGTTCCTAACACGAAAACGGGGGAACATGGCAAGGCTTAACTGTCTTACTGTGTTCCCCTCTTTTTTGTTTTCTAAACTTAACTTACCTACTTACTGCCCCGTGATGATGGGGCTTAACATAATCGCTCTTTTCAAAAGAGTGCAGATGTTTGATTACCTTATGGGCGTAAACGCCGAAGTCGCTCACGGACATTAATCGATTGGAGGTGAACGCAAATGGCAAGCAAAAACTTATCTACTCCTATGCCGAATACTGCTTCTTTTACTTATGGGAAGTCAGGTAAAACCGAAGCAACCGGCACCAACAAGATCAAAGGTGGAGACCTGAGGGCTAAGAAGGGCCTCAATGCTGGTAAGTAATTCCACCAAATAAAAATCGAAAAATGGAGGATTGAAAATATGATAGAAATGCCTGTTAACGAAGGTCTGGAAAAGGTCGCGGCTTTTCCGTTTGACTTGCAGTTATTCGCGGAAGGTGACATTGGCGGTGATGATGGTGGTAGTGGGGCAAGCATGGGTTCTGATATAGACGCAGGTACAGTCGATAATGATGTTGACGAGGGCAATAGCTCAAACATTATTGTCGGTGATGATTCTGGATTCGTTGACCAGAATACGGGCGAAGGCAATGCACCCGAGGCCATAAAGAAGCAATCACCTGAAGCAGACAGAGCCTTTGCCGAAATGAGACGTAAAGCTGAAGCAGCAGAGAAAGCGGCTCAACAAGCCAAGGTTGATATTCAAGCCCAAAGGGATGCAGAGTTCGCTAATCGGTTTGGGAAATCTCACGGGATATTCACTGAAGCCCAATATTGGGCGGCATTAGACCGTGAAGAACAAGCCAAGACCGAGCAGCAGCGACAACAGATGCAGCAGAAGCCTAATCAGATATATCAAGAAGCTATCAGTAAGGGCTATGACCCTGAAGTGGCAAGATTGATGGCTGAGAAAGTACAGCAAGATTTAGAACTGCAGGACGTTAAACAGCGTTTAGCAAATGTTGACCAGCGTGAAATGGAACGGCAAAAGCGGGCAATGCACGAAATGGCCGCCAATCAGATACGGGCCGATCATACTGAACTATCCAAAAAATACGGTGATTTGGTTCCTCCGATAAAAGAGCTTGATGAAGAAACCAAAGCCATGATGCAACGTGGAGTACCACTTAAAGCCGCATGGTTGGCGACCCATGAAGATGAAGTATTGGAGTTTGCCAAGAAAGCCGGAGCAAACAAGACGATGAAGAATGTTAATTCCAAAGCTCACCTACAAAGCGAAAAAAGCGGCAGCGGCGACTTCGGAACAGAAGTTAATTTGACACCAGACCAGTTACGAGTATGGAGAGCAATGGGATACAACGAAAAAGAAGCCCGAAAGCGGGCCGCAAAGTACATCAAGCGGGGTAAATAGCCTCGCTAATTTTATTTAAGGAGTTGATTGAGAATGTCATTAAAACTCATTGGTAACATCCTCTACGGAGATTACCACAGTAAATATGTAGACAACATCTACATGACCAATGATGAGACCAGCGTTGTAGGACAGGCTTACAAGCTATCTTCTGGCAGATGGACTGAAGCGGTTGGCACAGACCGTATTTATGCAATCTGCTACAAAGCTACTACCGGGGGGACAGACCAACTCGGCTACATGGAACTGGTTAAAACGGGTGACATAATTGAAGCCGATTACACTGGTACCCCCGATGCAGCGTTCCTGGCCGGGTGCGAGAGTGCAACTCTGGGTAATGCTGATGGGTCTACCCTTGATGCATCTGACGTAAGCAGCGGGCATTTGTCATTGCTCAGCGTGGATACCGCAAACACCAAAGTACAATGCATTGCTGTTAAAAACTTCATGGTAGCTAGCTAGGAAGGAAGGTGAAATAAATGAGTGTAATGGTTCAAAGTTCAGGTAATTTTCAGAAGTTAGTTGGCCTTTACGAAAACCCCCTGCTTGAATACTGGCAGGATAAATATGCAAAGGCATATAAAAACTCCATGATCCCCCTGCTGTTTGACGAAGTTCAGTCTGATAACCCTACTGAGGCAATCAGTGAAATGGTCGGGGCCATTGACTTCAGAGAATGGAACGGTGAGTTTACTTACAGTTCCGTCAAGGAAGGAAATAGCAAGGTATGGACACCTCTGGTATGGCAGGCCGGTATGAAATATGACCGCTTCTTGCTGTCCAATGCTAAGTTAATAAACCTCAAGACCGAGCATGGAATGTTTGCTCTTGGTGCAGCCCGTACACGTAACGCTTGCGCTGGCGGCATATTTACCAATGCCGATCAGACCAGCTTCACCGTTAATGGCGTAAGTCTTAACTGGACATTGACCGCTAACGGTTTGCCGTTGGCTTCTAATTCTCAGACTTCGGCCAACTACTCCACTACTCAGGATAACTTGGAAGCGTTGGAATTGACCGAAGAAAACCTGGAAACCGTATGTCAGAAGGCGTTTGATGTGAAGGACGAAAACGGCAACTATGCAGGAATACAGCCTGATACCCTGGTTGTTCCTACGGCTTTACGCAAGAAAGCCCTGGAAGTAGTTGGCTCTACCGGTAAGTCCGATACCGCTGACAACAACGCCAATGTCTATGACGGTAATCTGCGGGTCGTCGTGTGGGATCAGTTCCGTAAACAGTCTGGCAAAACCGGGCAGCCTTGGGCAGTAATCGACAGCCAAGCCGCCCAGGAAAGTCTAAAGTGGATTAATCGCTTGGAAACGGCAGATGATTACGAGTTGAATAGTTGGAAAGACGATGCTACGCAGACATGGACTATAGGCTCTATCATGTGGTATGTTGCTGGGGCGTATGACTGGAGGCCGTTTCAATTCAGTATACCAGCATAGTTGCGATAGCAAGCATTTATCAGTAAGCGAATGGTTGCAATAATAGTAAGCCCCTTCACTGGGGCTTTGCTATTTTCTGATGTTGACAATCAATAGAATAGTGTAGCTATGGAGAGCCGGGATATAGTGCCCGGCTCTTACTATTGGAAGGAAGTGAAAAACAATGGCAAGAAACAGACATTTTGGAGCAGGGTATTCTCATTTTGGAGAGGATACCAAGGGAATGGACCTAAAGGCTTTTGGTGACACCACAGGCAAATATATGTTCTGGGACGCTTCGGCAGACACACTTACTATTAAAGGTACACTGGTCGCTGATACTGAAACCGTTTTATCTACTACTTTAGCTGACGCTGAAGAGTTAAAGTTTGGCACCGGCTCAGACGTAAGCGTACAATGGGATGGCACTAATCTCATAGTGTCCGCTGCCGCTGATGATTATCTTATCGAAATAGGCGACGCTGCTGAAACTCAAAAGAGCTTCGACCTCAAGTGGTATGGTGGTACTGCCAGTGGAGCATCTTACCTGTTGGCCGATGCATCTGCTAACCTGATTAGCACTGTGGGAATCGGGCTTACTCTGGGTGGAGCACTTACCGTAGGAGTTGACGCCACTGGATACGACGTACAGTTCTTTGGCGACACTACCGGCTGCTCTATGCTGTGGGATCAATCCGAGGACCAGTTAGTCATTACCGGACCTGCTGATGTTCCTGCTCTCAAAATTGTTGGTGCTGGTTCTATCAGTGCAGCAGCATACACGGGTGTTGGAGCAGTATGGGCAGATGGTGGAACTCCCGCATTTGTAGCAGACCAGAAATTCGCTCTCATCGATATTGCTGGAACTGTGTATCGATTTCCAGTGTGGGCTAACTCATAAAGAACAGGGGGAATATGTTTGTTTACCATCGAGTTTTTACAATCAGAACTCAATAAAACTAAGACTGCCCTTGCTATGAACGTGGCAAAACGGCAAGAACTAAGTGAACTGTTGAGCAATGCAGACACCAATATCGCAAAGATCAAGGGCCGGATTGAGTTGCTTAACGAGCAAGTAGAATACTGTAAAAGTCAAGCAGACGACCAGGGGGCTTAGGCCCCCTCCCCCTGTTTATCTTTAGAAGGAGGGGCTATTCCATGAACGACTTAGGTTTAAGCTGCAACAACTTTAAAAACATGACCGACACCAATAAGCTCCTGTGGCTCATATTGCAGGAAATGCAAACCATGCGGGCAATGATGAACAACGGTCCTCAGCAAGAAGAACTGGCCATAGTTGATGATGTTCGGGAGCAAAAAATAAATGCTATGAGCCGAAACGAGTTAATGGCTGAGATCAAGAAGATACCAAAAGATAAGCGGCCTTTCGGTTGGACTAAGATGAAAACCGATGAAATGAGGCAGATACTTCGGCAACTTGGAGCATGACAAAAGAGGCAGGTGAATAATAATTGGCGACTATATGCAAAGAAAAATACAGGGTTATTGATTACATTATACCCTTGTTCAATATCAATGCTTATTCGGGTTTCTCTAACCAGCCAGACGGTGATACAGTTGAGGTGGTAAGCAATAGTGCAAGTGATACCGGGAAATGCACCATATTTGGCACTGTTAAGACCACGGGTGTTTTTAAGTATGAAACAGTCACGCTAACAGGGACAGTTGCAGTTACAACAACAGAAGATGACTGGGATGATATATACGGTGTTTTCCTGGGTGATATTTACGGCAAAAATACTAAAGCGGCAGTTGGCACCATAACATTCCGAGAGGGTAGTACAAACCAGGCCATAACCACCGTTTCGGCTGGTGAACTTGGAATCGGTATGCAGGTGTTCTATGGACTACAAGGCCAGGATGTAACTGTGATAAACGTATCTGGCAACCTTTATCTGTATGACAATGGATTGGCTTCTACTGCTAACGGCTATCCATTTGCAAGCGCAGAGAAGTTTAATTTCATACCAGCCGGATCATATTTTTCCTTGATAAGTGATGCATCGGCGGCAACGGCTAAAATTGTGGTATGGAAGTAGAAATATTAAGATAAGCGTATAGAAAACTCTTAATAAGGGCCGAAAGGCTCTTTTTATATTGGGGGTGAAAAAGAAGTGATTCTCAGCGCAATAAAAGCCCTTGCGGAGTCGTTGCTAGAGGGCGACAGCATCCTTGATACCAATGCTATTCTCTGGGCGAATCAGTGCCAGAACGAATTAGGAGAAAACGCATGGTACGACAAGGTTTTCAACATAACGCAGACCTACGAATACGGATATACCGACCTGCCGAGCGACTTCTTGAATGTGAACTATATCTTTGATTATTACGTTTACGGTGATTGTGATGCCGGGTGTACCACAACATCAATAATTCTAGACAGTGAAGCCAGCACCACAGATGATGTTTATAACGGCATGGTGATAGCCATAGGAAGCGAAGTCAAG